TATTAAAAGACAGTGGGGACTGAATCTAATTAAATTTGAGGGTATGCAACTTCCAGGTGGAGTTACTTTAAATGGTCGTCAAATTTATGACGACGCTGTACAAGATATTGAAAAGATCGAAGAAGAAATGCAACTTACCTATGAGATGCCTCCTCACTTCTTTGTTGGGTAAATAATGATATGCCAAGAAATGTATATTTCAGTCAAGGGACAAATTCTGAACAAAGAATTTACGAAGATATAATTATCGAAGGTCTTCGTATTTACGGGCATGATGTATACTATTTGCCTCGTAAGATAATTAAAGAAGACGGCATCTTTAACGAGGCTTCTCTATCAGAATTCGGTTCCTCGTACATGATCGAGGCTTATGTAGAGAATGTAGATGGATTTGAGGGTGAAGGTGATCTTCTATCTAAATTTGGATTAGAGATAAGAGACCAAGCTACATTAGTAATTTCTAATAAAAGATGGGAACAGCTTGTTGGTAGATTCCAAAATCCTGTCGAGGCTCGACCACAAGAAGGAGATATTATCTACTTCCCATTGGTAAATACATTATTCGAAATTAAATATGTCGAGCAGGAAACACCATTCTATCAATTACAAAATCTTCCAGTATTCAAACTTAAGATAGAAGCCTTTGAATACGGTAATGAGGCAATCGATACAGGTGTTGAAGAGATCGATGCATTCGAAAGCCAATTTGGCGCACGAACACGATTGATCACTAGTGCGACAACAGAATTCGCCGTTGGAGATAATGTTACACAGTCTCAGGCAGGGCTTACTATTAATGGTGAGATCGCAGAACTTATTGGTGATAATGTGACTGCGCCAGTAGGTTCGATCATTGATGTAACTGGAATAAGTGCCGACGATAATTCTAATTCCAATTTCAAGGTCACTAATGGTTCGAATGGTAATCTTGTTAATGTTGCATCAGGTGCCGTTACCCCAATTCTTTCAATCGATACCTTTGAGCCTATTAAAGCCAGTGATACCTATCAAACCGATCAGAGTTCTGAATTCGAAGACATTGGTAATAATTTCATCGATTTCTCAGAATTAAACCCATTTGGAATACCCGACAATGCTTAGTGGAACACATTTTTATAATCAGACAATAAGAAAATCAGTTGCTGTATTCGGAACTATATTTAATAATATTCGTATTCGTAAATATAATAGTACAGAGGAAAGAGTTCCAATCTCTTATGGACCAAGACAAAAGTTTCTTGCCAGTATAGAATCAGATAGAAGAGATGAAGCAGTTGCGATTAAAGTTCCAAGGATGAGTTTTGAGATCACTGATATATCTTATGATTCAGCAACAAGTTTAAATAAGAATAATAAAATATATTTTAATGATACTGCTACTGGTAAAGATGTCATAAATCAAAGTGTGCCTTACACTTTAGGTATGCAATTAAATATTCTTTCTAAGACTCAAGATGAGGCACTTCAAATTATGGAACAGATCCTTCCTACATTTACGCCAGAATATACTGTCGCTATCAAAGATATGAATGGGCCTGGCTCATCTGTTGATGTACCAATTATTCTTGAGGGAGTTTCTTTTCAAGATGAATATGAAGGCGATTTTGAAACAAGGAGAACAATTCTTCATACCCTTGATTTTAAAATGAAGATTAGATTCTATGGATTAACTGTCAATAAGGCACTTATTAGAACCGTTGAAGCAGATTTTTATGATTCGACCTTGGAGGCTCGCCCTGATATTTCCATAGACAGGGTTACAGTCACAACAGGAGAATCTGATACCGCAGATAATTTCACAGCAACTACAACATTCGGATTCGATACCACATCAATCGCGGCTACATCTACATCTGAGATTTCTGCATTAGTCAATGGTGTTGTTGCTTCTAATTCCACAAAAGATATTTACACCGAAGCATCTTATAACAGCAGCTTGGATTTTATCCGTAATACAGATTTTTGGGGTAAAGATATTGTCGGAATAACAGGAATAAGCCCTTGGAACTCTAAAGATAATAATAGACGGGCAGGCACTGCAATTACAAAAAGACACGTTCTTTTCTGTGAACATTCTAATTTTAATTTGCAGGCAGGAGATACAATATATTTCGTAACACGAGATAATACCATAGTCAGTCGACAAATAACGGCAGAAGTAAATCATCCAGCTACTGGCTTTGGTAATGGTGATTTCAATATCGCTGTTTTGGATGAAAATTTGCCTGATACTATTGAGGTATTAAAGGTTCTACCAGAAGATGCATTAAGCAGTTATTATTCTGTTGGAGATTTATTTTTCTCTTTTTGGGTAGATCAAGAAGAAAAAGGACTTATAAAAAATATCACTAATATCCAAGCTAGTAATGGTAATATTTCATTTGGAACTGCAACAGGATTAGAAGATTGGTACGAATCTGCAATTCTTTATGACTCTGCAAGTCCAGCATTTATTCTCTTAAACAATGAAGCGATACTTGTAACAGTTACCACATTTGGTGGTGGAGGAAATGGTGATTTTATATCTACGCCGAGTATGATAAATGATTTAAATACGATGATTGCTTCAGTTGATGCTACTGCAGGCATCAACACAGGATACACATTAACACAATTCTCTCTTGATCCCCGCGTGTATCTGAGATATAATTGATTACCATTAATAAAAAACTGTATAAATAAACAAAGAAAGATTTAATTAAAAATATGAGTGCTATTATAACCCCAACATTTAGAAGAAACGCTGTCGCAGATTTTAAGGCTGGCATCGATGATGTAAACAATAATTACTATATTGGTATAGGAAGACTTATCCCCTGGCCCAATAATCCAGGTTCTCCTCCTATATCTGAAGAGTCCTCATTGTTCAATGAACCTCTTCCACAGGTAACTCTTGCTGAAGAATTAGATGTCCGTAATGAATTGATGACATTAGTAAAAATCAATGAAAGTTCTGCCATGATTCCCAAAAATCCATGGTCAGCAAATAGAAGATATAAAAGATATGATCCAACAGATCCTCTTACCTTTGAACTTGAAGGTAACTTATATCCATCTATAACCGTGAGTGATGATAAGATTTATCTTTGCATAGAAAATAATACTGATGGAAATGGTACCATTGGTGAATCAACACTTGAGCCTCATGTCAATAATGGTGCATTCCAATCTACCGGTGCAGCTAGTGTCAGACAAAGAGTTGGTTTCGACCGAGGTGACAATTATGTTTGGGCCTATATTGGTGCCTTAGATACAACATCTAAATTAGATAATGATCAATTTATAAGCATCTCATCTGATGTTCTGATAAATCCATCCGATTCATCCCCTCCTGGTTCAGGTGATGATCTAGCAACTGCAGCACAAGATGCAACTGGTGGTTTGGTTTATGGATTCAAGATTGAAGAGACACCTGCTACTGTAAATTTAGATACAATGGATATCGTTCTTGAGGGCATCGATTCAACCGGCGCTAAGATCGCCGATGTCTTAATTGTAGATAGCAATGGAACATCTTCAACTATCGATTCAAGATTTGCAATCGAAGGTTGGTGCTCCTGTTGGATATAAGAAAGCTACTGTTACAGCTTACAGTGTAGATGGAACTGGTGCTCGAACAAAGATCGACGGTATTAAGATAATCCCACTTCTTGCACCTGTTGAAGGCTTTGGTTATGATATTAAGACACATACTCCAGCACATTATGCTGGTGTTTATGCAAGATTTGCAGAAGGAGTTGATAGTGAGGCTTTAACATCAGCAGCATATAGACAGATTTCAATCTTAAAGAATCCTCAAAGAAGAACAAGTGATTCACCTGATGATATTAATAACGACGAGGTCTCTTTAAGATATGCGGATGAAGAAGCAATCGATTGCTTAAATTATATTCAAATCGCTCAAGCAGATCAAAATCTTCAAGGTTTCGATCCTGGCACAGTTATAACTCAAGCAACTTCAGGTGCCAAAGCACAAGTTGTACATGTCGATCTAGGTTCTAAAAGGATTTACTATGTTCAACAGGATCAATTCTTATCTAATTTCTTACCGTTTGATGATCCTGCAGATTCACCGTCTTCAGTAGGCGATATTGTAACTGAAGGTTCAAACCCTGTGACTATAAATGGTTCAGATGTCGAATCTTTATATACAAGTGAATATATAAAAGACACAGGTGAAGTTATCTTTGTAGATAATAGAAAAAGAATTAATAGAAATCAAGATCAGATTGAAGACCTTAGGATTGTAATACAATTCTAATTCAATAAATATAATCAAATAAATATAATATGCCGAATAATATTACAACATTTGGGCAAACGCCTTATGTAGATGATTTTCAGACCGCTTCCGACGTGGGAGGAAAAACGCCTGAAGAGAAAAATTATCTAAGAATTCTATATAAGCCGGGGGTTTCTGTGCAAGCCCGAGAGCTTAATCAAATGCAATCAATGCTACAATCGCAGATTGATTCATTGGGTAGATCGACATTTGAAGACGGGGCCGCTGTTGTCGGCGGCGAAAAACAATTTGATGATGCCATTTATGCTGTTGATGTAAGTTTAAGCACAAATGTTTTTCGCACCACCGATTCAGAAGAAGCCAAAAAACACTACCTTGATAATATAACAACACTACAATATCAAAGAGTCGATAACGGACCTTCTCCAGACACTACAAATTATATCAATGCTACCGTATTACATTATATAGAACTTGGAGGAGGTTCATCAGGTGATGTAAGATTCTTTGTAAGATATGATAATACAATTATTGAATCGGATGGAACTGAATTTAAGGTATTCCCAGTCGATGCGACTAACATTTATTATGGCGGTGCAGATACAATTCAGTCTATACTAACAGAATCGAATCGCGACCCAGAATTGACTGGTGTTGGTATTATCTCAGATAGTCCATACCAACCTCTTCAAAACGCCACAAATGGACCGATTGGCACTCAAGTCGCAAACCATCAAGCAATCATCGCCAAAGTAGATTCAGGCATATTCTTTGTAAAAGGAGAATTTGTATTAAATGATGAACAAGAAATCTATCTTGTAAAACCTGTATATGATTATCTGGCTAATGGTAAACTTGCTTTTAAAGTAAATGAACAGACTATAACGACAGACATTGACGAAGCACTTTACGATAATGCTCAAGGTTTTCCTAATTATAAGGCCCCTGGTGCAGATAGATACGCAATTGATCTGGAGCTTGTATTCCTTAGTGATGGCGACGCGGTCAATGCAGGCAATGATAAAGATTTTGTAGATAATAATTCTAATGTAATAGCACTTTCAACTATCGATGATGGCGATGGATCATTCTCATTTATTGAAGAAATTCAAGATGGTAAAGACAGAATAAAGGTATCAGATGTTTTAGGAGGCAATATCACCAATACTCTTGCACGAAGGACTGAAGAAGAAAGCGGAGATTATGCCGTTGAGCCTTTTATTATCGATGTTAGAGAATATTTTAATGATATCAACAACTCTGAAAATAGAGGATTATATACCGAAGAACAAATTCGTGATGCAGGAATTACCGTAGAACAGGGTGATATCTCTGGAATTGCATCTACCGGTGATGTTCCAATTGGTGCTTCTACACCATCATCAGCCGATGTTGAAAAATATGGTGAATCTAGAATGTCGATTGGCATTGAACCTTCTGTTGCTTATGTAGATGGTTTCAGAATTGAGGCAACAGAGAGAATTGATATTCCTGTTCCAAAGGCCAGAACAACTGAATCTGCTGCGGTGGGAGCCGTTGTTACTGCACAACTAGGTTCATATATTGAAGGTGATGTTGATAATAGTCCAAGCGGTTGTATTTTTGGTACGCCGGCTTTAGGAATCAATATTCAGCAAGACACTACCGGTGCAACTGCTAAAGTAAGAGGAATCGAAAAAGTCGGTTCTAAATTTAGATTGTATATCTATAATATAAGTGGATCATTTT